AATATCAAAGGTTGCCAACTTGTCTACAGAGTCTAAGTCTGTACAGTTCTTAATAATGTCTTTGATTGCATCGATGATGTTTGATTGATCACCAGTTTCAGTTGCGACTAATAGTAACTTTTCTTCCTTAACAAGAAATGGTCTATAGTTCACGGTTCTACCGTCAGACGGTAGTTTTAGTTTATACTTAGGGGTATTTAACTTAGGTAATGCCATAAGGTAATATTCACTTCATGTTTTATTTAGCTAAGTAATCGAACCTTCATATTCTTTTGATCCAGTTAGTGCATTATAAACGAATCCTCCTGCCTTAACGAAGAACTTCTGGGATTTATCAAAGAAATTGGCAATATTCTGAGTGAAGTTCCTTTCAGATCTATCATCTGTAGTTCCTCCTGATGTGTCAGGGATAGTAATCTGTTTCCTCAATCCCTCATCTATAAATGCTTCTGCAGCAAAGAATCTATATCTTTCGTAGTAGAATCCTATGCTTAAAGTCATGATTCCATTCTGTTCATTGTTCAGTTGAATACTACCAATGTTGTACGGGAATACGTTTTGCATCTCCCAACAACCCGTCAATACATTGATACCACCTTGCGACTCCCACTTATAAACTCTCACGTTTGGAGAACAATATTGTTGATAGAAGTCTACCATTTGATTGGAATCTCTACTGATTCTATTCACCCATGTCTCAAAAATTGCTCTTGTCTGTTGAGATGAGGGAATAATAAACTCAACCTGCATCTGACTAAATGCTTGATTGGTTGCGTATCTCACTGACGCACCTGGAGGTGAAAACTGACTCGTAGTAATCTGTCTACTTGGCAAACTTACATTTTTTGCATAGTAATCTAGTAAATCAGCAACATCTCTACCCTCTAACTGAGTTTTATCTGGTGCAGCAGACTGACCACCAACATTATTACCAAGTAATATAGGAGGAGATGCAAAACTAATCGTCCACTTATTAAGAGTCGCAGGACGTTTTGTCTCGTCCTTGATCATAGTAGACAAGAACGAACCAACACCACCCCCAATCTTGGTGATCTGTCTTGCTGAGTCTGGATTTGGAATTGCCATTAGATTTTAAGTTCTTTCTCTGTGATTAACATAAACTCCCAAGAATGATCTTTGCAGAACTCTGTCGCTGCTTTCCACTTTGCTTGATTTACAGCATAAGTGACGACCTCATTTATGTATCGTTTAGTATGTCGTTTTTGAGTTTTAGGTTCAAGAGTTTGTTTGAATGGTTTAACTTCAACCAAATACTTTTTATTCTTGACCTTGACATAGAAATCAGGGAAGTATCTGTGTTTCCTACCATCAACAGGAGAAACATAAGGTATAATAATCTCCTCACTACCCCATTCCTGCACCGAGGGAGTTACATCACACCACTTCATGAACTTATACTCCCAAGATGACCTATAAATAACATTATTAGGATCACCTTTGTACTTTCTAGGGAAACTTGGTCGGTATTTACCCTGATACCTCATAAATATAGTTATGTGTACTCTTTTATTTAGGTAAAAACCTTGAGTTCGACTAAAACGACAGTATTACGATATCCATTATTGCCAGTAGTGCCAGAATCTGATACGGAATCATTTCCTACAGAGGCGGTTGACTATGTAATGTTTCAGAGAAAAAGAATTAAATATAAAGATGGTAACACAGGTTATAAAGGACTAAACACATTAAAAACAAACGCACAGGGACTTCCTCAAAGCACAGTAGAGTTCAATAGGAATAAAGTTAGAGTCTATCTAGCAATGCCTAAGAACATTCAAACTTCTTATAATGCAAGTTACTCTAAGGTTGACATGGGTGTTGCAGGTGTCCTAGCATCTACAATGGTTTCTGACGCAACTGGCGGATCGATGACTTCTGAGTCTGTAGCAGGTAATGTTCAACAGTTTGCTCAAGCAGGACTACCTCAAGCAGCAGGTAGTCTATTAGCACAGGCAGCAGGATCAATGAATAATTTAATTGGTGGAGGAGGTAATATAACAAGGGATGATCTTTTAGCAGTTGGACAGGGTAGGGTATTCAATCCTTTTTCTGAACAAATCTTCAAAGAGATGAACTTTAGAACTCACACTTTTAATTTTAAATTATTCTCTCGTTCAATGAAGGAAGCAAAAGAAATCTTTGCCATCATTAGATACCTCAAAGAAGGTGCTGCACCTATTGTTCAGTCAGTAGATACAGAGGCAGTATTAGGGTTGGTTAGTGATTTAGGTAGTGAAGATGGTGGGGAGACTGGGGCGACTGCACAAGGGTTTCAAGATGCAGCATCATCTCAAGGAAGTGTGCTTTCTGCAGCAAGATTCTTTGAAGTTCCTGACAAGTATGATATTAAGTTTGTTAGATATGACCCCGCCTCAGATACATTAGGTGAGGATGGTGGTTTACATTTTAGAATTCATACCTCAGTATGTACTGGTATTACTGTAAACTATACACCTGATGGGCAGTATACGTCATTCCGTACTAGAGAAAATGGTGCTGTGGCAGTACCTGCTATTTCACTTTCGTTAAACTTTACCGAGACTAGTCTCGTTACTCAAAAACATATTGCAGGTGGAGGTTTCTAATGTCTTACTTTTCTTATTTTCCCAATGTATATGTTGGAGAGGGTGTTAACAATGATCAAAATTATCGTTATCGTTTAGTCACAAATTTATTCAGACGAGTTAAAGTAAGAGAGGATCTTAATAAGTTTGTAACTCAATTTGAAGCATACTCTGTTCGAGAGGGTGATACTCCATCCTCTTTAGCAAAAAGATTTTTAGGTGATGAGTTCTTGGATTGGGTTATACTCATATGTAATAACATCACAGACTTCTATGAGCAATGGCCAAAGACTGATTATGATTTACAAAAGTATGTGAACTCTGTGTATTCAGATCCAAATTCTGTTAATCATTATGAAACTCAAGAAGCGATAGATGGGACAACAATCATAACAAAGAAAGGTATTGAAGTTTTAGAAAGTTACAGAACTGTCATGCCAGATGGAACGGTTCTTTCTGCAGAGCAATCAAGATATCCTGTGTCAAACTACGAGCACGAAGTCTTTAAGAATGAAGTAAAAAGACAAATCGTAATGCCCACTAGAGGTTTAGCAGACTTAATGGTTGATGAGTTTGAAGATCTTATTGCGTATGATCCTCATCCAGAACTAGATGATGTAAACAATAAGAAAACCCCACTGTCTATTGCAGCGAGGTTCATTGATATTGCAGGTTTTGTTACTGCTAGTGTGTCTAGACAATCAGCAGCAACTAGCACAACTACGTTTGACTATGGTCCCTCTGGTCAAGTTGCGACATCAGGAAGTGTAGGAGTTGCTGACACCTCATCAACTAGCACGACTACATCAACTACATCAACTGGTACAGCAGCAAGTAGTACCTCTAGTGGTACATCTAGCAGCACATACAACAGTGGAACAAGTTCTTCATCTTCGAGCAGCAGTTCTAGTTCTTCTTCTAGCAGCAGTGGTAGCAGTTCTTCTTCTGGTTCATCAGGATCCTCTGGTTCATCAGGTTCTTCTGGATCCTCAGGTGGAAGTTATGGTGGAGGATATTAATACCAATCCGATCTATCACATCCCCATCGCTTAACTTCTGTTGAGTGAAAACGATCCTGCATGTATCGTATGACTGCTTTGTAGTCTGTGTTTGGATTACATGAGAATAGATCACACCTAGCAACGTTATCTTCAGGCCATGTGTGTATGCTTATATGACTCTCTGCAAGTAATGCATAACCAGTAACACCCTGAGGTTGAAACTTATGGGTGTCAACTTTCAATAGTTCTAACTTACCAATCTCTGCTGCTTCTACCAAAGTTTCTTTGATGTACTCTTCATCATCTAATGTAAGATTAAATAAGCATCCTTTTAAGTCGAATAAGACGTGTTTCATAGGATTTCATCCATAATAAATTTCTTTGTTAATACTGGTTTACCGAATAAATCTAGTTGCAATCCGTCTACATCTACAAATCGGTCGTCTTCTTCGTTCTTTCTATGATGTTGCCAGTAATAACTTCCATCTTCTCTACGATATAACCAACTAGTGTCGTGTGAAGTGATGGGGAAGCATGCAATACACGTTTGCTTGTGTTGCCAACAAGGATCGATTGCTCGTTTTTCATACTCAGTCATCCAAATGAATGTGCGTTGTAATGTTTACGGACTGGTTTATAGACTGGTTGAGGTTTTACCTTAACAATCTTGTAAATCTTCAGTAGTTTTTCAGTAGACAGACTTAATGGTTTGATCATTCACCTAACCTATGTATAACTGGTTTCTCATGGAGCAAAACTTTATAGAGTTTTGGTTTTTCTGCTGCTGATA